TTACAATAGCTAGAGTTTCAATCATATCCCCAAACATCATCTTCATAGGGAAGAAGTTATCGGGAGATTGTCGCTCCATACCTTGCTTTTCAGCTTGTAGCTGGCACAGTGGCCTTCCTACATTGGACATACGGAGTGTGAACTTATCCTTACGCTTTTCATTTAGTTTCTTACTAAGAAGTTCTTTGGATCGTTCGCCAAACTCTTCAATTAGTTTTGGATCACACTCTGCTCGGCCAAAATTAATATCATCCAGATATCTTTGAACTTTAAATAGAATTTCATTCATCTAAAACTTCTTCAACTATAAAAGAATTTTCTGGACATTGAACACACAGAGAATGCGGCCACGCGGGATATTGATCATTCTTTGTGAATACTCGCTCATAGCCTGACCACATCACTCTAACTGGCTTGTCCGTATAAACATTAACCATTACGTACATCAGATACCAATATCGTCGTTAAGGTCATCAGTCATATCAATGAAGCCCGCCTCAATAATCTCTTCCATTGCATCGGCCTGTTCAACAAACCCTTTAGCTTTTTTGTATTTCTCGATAACTGGCCTATTCTCAAAGTCTATAGTCTCTTGGAATTTCTTTAGGAGAACCAACTCTGCCTCAGCATACGGAAGGACTTTAGAATTAGTCTTGATAACCGGAGTGTAATAAATAGTTGCACCCTTCTTCTGGCGCTGTGGAGCATTAAGATCAAGTTCCGCAGCAAAATAAGGACGCTTACTTGCAGTCACAATATCAAGAGCATCGCCAATAGGCTGGAAGGCACTACCAGAAACTCGCCACAAGCACGGCTCATTCTCTACAATAACCTCTTCACCCTTTTCATTATTACCTGTAAGCGTAACCGTGCCGTAAACATTACGATAGCACTTGATAATCTTCTGTGCTGCAACCTGTTCCTCCGTAAGCTTATCCTTAGCTTTACCCGTTACCTTACCACACTTAACTGTGCCCTTCTCATCAATAGCTTCCTCAGACCATGTTTTGAAAATGATAGTCTTGTTGGGATACGTATTGGTAGGTTCATCATAAATCTGATACTGGAAAGCATTAATGAATGGACGAAAGGCTGCGGTCTTGGCATACACAGTACCTGTATCGAGGGTCAGTGCGTAAGTGCCTGGAGGAATTTGAACACCTTCATCAGTTTCAAAATCCTTGTTAATCTTAAAGCGCGGCAGAAAACTCTTTACTGCGCGGTCCTGAGACTGGCCGGTAATACGCGCAATCTCATCGAACGAAGTATCTTTATCCAAAGTTGCTAGTGCTGTACTCAATTATGTTTTCTCCTTATATGAGTAATTATAATATATAGGTAGTGATTAATTTCTAAATTTCAAGTAGTAGAGCTATTAATATTTTGCATAGCTGGTTTGCAATAATGACTTTTTGCATGCTCCTGCCAATCCCGGTACGCCCATACTTGACCATCAAAATAAGATTTACTTTTCCATCCGCATCTGCATTCAATCTGATCCACTAAATCTACACCAATCCATTTAAACTCTTTACTCATTCCCATTTCTCCTTAACTTCATCAACTTCTCGAACAACCTTCATACTCAACCAAGTCTTGCCCATCTTAACCTCAACTCCAAGAGGAATTGTAATCTCATATTGATATCTACGGAAAAACTCTTTCTTGACATTCATACAAGCCCTAACCATCAAATCAAGAACTAAGTTTTCCTCGCCAGGATAAATATCAACAATGATACTATCATGGACTGTATTGATAATGAGAGACTGTACTTTATGTTCTTCAAAATATCTATCCAATAGAATGCAAGCAATTGGTACAATATCAGCAGTTGCTGTAGCTTGTACCGGGAAGTTCTTTATCTGTGTTTCACCATCTACCCAACCAGACGGCGTTCTGTAGGCATTCGGGAAATGAAACTCCCGTCCGCTTGGCAAGGTAATGATATGTGTGTAACAGGCTGTAGTGAGTAGGTCGTCATGCCACCGTCGTAGTCCGCTATACTTGTCCATGAATGCTCGGTTATAGGCGACCTCAGCAGGCGTACCGCTTTTCCCGCCGTAAAGTGGACGGAATGTTTTTGGCTTAGCCTCCTGTCTTGAAGTGGATTGTCCAGCGTTAGTAAGAGTAGCGGCTGTGAATTTGTGTACATCAACTCCATCTTTAATTTCCTTTTCCATTACCTTGCATTGTGCTAACTCTGCTGCAATACGAAATTCCAACTGGGAAAAATCAATTTCAGCAATATGTCCTCCAACAAATCTGCTGCGAACACACCGCTTAACAGGAAAAGTAAGTCCGCGAGGCTGATTTTGGAAATTGGGATCAGATGACGATAGACGACCAGTAGCGGTAACACATTGATTGAGGTTAAAATGCAAAATCTTATTAGCACGTGTAGCCCTACGGATGCCTCCAACAAAGCTACTAAGGTATGTCTCCACAGCATTTAGTCGTATCAGCCCATTTAAAAGTTTCTTACCAATTTCTGAAGTCTTGGGCAACCGCGCCAAATACTCCAACATTTCCTTATCAGTGGAAAATCCGTTGGAAGTTAGATCGCGCACATTTCTAGGGCCTAATCCAAGTCCAGCAATGACCTTAGTATCATCATAAATAATGCCAGAACCGCCACAGCTTTGGCATTTAGGGAGATTCTTGTAGGTATGTCCAGATTTTGTGAGTTTATGGATGCGCCCACTACCGCCACAATCGGAACATTGATGTGCAACAGTACGATATATTTGAGTAGTATTAGCAAGTATTTCACTCCTTAAGTCCTTACTAGACAATCTAGGTCTACGTAAAGGTTTTCCTCTTTCATCTAAACCAAGATTAAAAGTATCGCACCATAATTTTTTATTAACTATTCGACGAGAATAAATAATCTCGGACAATTGTTGTGGAGAATTAAGATTATAAGGGGTATCACCGAGCAATTGAACACAAATAGAATCAATTTCTCGAATAAGCCTTTGCTTTTCCTCCAAATAGTCCAATTCAATAACGCGTAAAGCATTACCATTAATATAAATTCCATTGGATTCCACTTTCAATAACATAGTTAAAAATTCACAAGACATTTCTAGTGTAGGAATAAGTCCTTTATTCCTGTCTCTCTTGTATAACTCCTGATGAACTTCATATAACTGAAAAGTAGATTCAATATCTCCAATTCCGTATTCCGTTACTAAGTCACGCGGCATGTCCTGAAAACCAATCTTTTTCTTCCAATAGTCCGAAATAAGATCAGATTTTTTCTCCTGCACGCCGCGTCGTTTACAACAGGCTTCTAAACTAAGTTGCCACTTTTGTCCGCGAGCTAACAAATACTCGGCCAGCATAGTGTCGAAAATGCGGCCGTCATACATGAATCCACACTGTTTTAACCAATTAAGATCGAACTTTAGGTTATGTCCTATGAGTAAATCTGCGCTATCTAAACAATCCTGGATTACATCTTTAAAAGCAAGATCATCATAAAATATGTAGCCAGTATCTTCAAACCCTTCACCATTAAATAATCGCCATCCAACAGATACGATGAAATTATCCGGATGATATGGTGTACTATCTGTGCGTCCGTCATCGGTCCATTGCGTGCTAGTTTCGATATCAAGAACTAATTTGTACATTTTTCAACCAATCAACTAATTTTTCAAATTCTTCCAGCGTCCCGTCGCTCTTTAAATGATTGGCTCGCCAGCACACCACTTGTATATTCCCTTTTACATAGCCTCGTGAGCTATCTATACGATCAATAGAGTAGGCATCAGGCCCTCTTCTCTTCTCTCCAATATATTTTCTCAATTCAATGCCGCAATGAGGACAATTTTTAGGGACAAATATATCATCAATAGATAAATTAAATTCTATATTTCTTCTCTTAGCAGAAGCTTCAATATTTCTGAAAAGTAATTTTTCTATAGGCAATTCTTTTTTAATTTTAATATGACTATTTAATTGTTTCTTTCTATATTCTCCATTTTCCGAGTAATAGTGCAAAAAATGATAATCGCTGGCTTGCTGCTTTACTTTGTTTCTATAAGCTAAATCTTCCGCGTATTTCTTTCGTTTGGCAGCATTATAAGCATCTTGATTTTTTCTTCTCATTTCACCATCTGCTCACAATCTAAATATCTAGACCTAAGAGGATCAATTCTAGCTGCTACTGATCCGTGCCAGCCAGTACCCTTATTCTTCGATACAGTAATAAGACGGAAATTGACATCATTATTACTGCCAGACTGCTCTATGATGCTGTTATGGCCAACACCAATAGCATAATCACACTCCGCAGCTTTACGTGTTTTTGATCCCTCAAGCATACTAAAATCAATAGTATCTAATCCTTGTGCGTCATTGCTTGCCTGACTAATAGCCACAACAAAACAATTGTGACGCTTGGCAATCTCTCGCGCACGAGTATAAATATCTCCAAGCCTTTCATGATTGGCCTGATCTTTAGGTCCATTTGTTCTGCACTTATCAAGCTGATCAATAATTAAAATATCAATTTCTCGATCAGCACAAAATGCATCAATATCATCCAGTGTCCAGTCCAATGTGTCATACATATGGACTTTACTGGACACATCTTGCCAACGCTTCTGTGCCTCCACGGGATTAGCTTTAATTTCATCCCATGTCATACTTGAGGCGCAGGATACAGCACGAGCCATATTGCGCTTGGCAAATTCTTCGTTACAGAGGGCATAAACATTTGCCCCTTGATCACACCATCCACCAGCACCACAAGCTAAACTAATCCAGAATGCTGTTTTGCCAATTTCAGGACGGGCAAAAAATACTGCAAATTCACCGGGGCGAACTTGAGGAATCTTTTCATGGAGATATTTTAGATTGAAACTCCAGCCTTTTCCATTATTTATTTCTTGTAGCAGAGCTTCAATTGAAGTGGGAACTTCTTCAATATGGTCTTTGGAAATACATCCATCCGATATTTGATCAATATAAGTCTGAACTTTTGATTGATCAAAATCCCTGCCCTCAATCAAGGAATAACTTTCCTCGATTATGGCCCGACCGAGTTCCCGTTTATGCGCAGCCTTTAGTACCTCTAAGGCAACTTCATTACCAATTGCTGATAGCTGCTTAACATCTTCTAATAGCTCACCAAGGTTGTTTTTCATAGCTGTTGTAAGAGTGCCATTCTTGGCAAACACAAGAGCTAGGACTTCATCCTCGGTTACATCACGTTTGTATTCTTCGTGAGCTTCTTTAATTACATTCCAGAGTTTATCAATTGGCCTTGGAAAAAATTCATCCAGAAATAGGCTCTTATATTGCTCATATAACTCATGACTTAATGATAATTTCAGAAGCTGTAATGCTTCTGTACTCAATTAAATTCCTTTACTTCTGCCACCATTTGATATTATATAGTCTACGAACTGTTTTATTCAAGGCTTTGAGTTCTGCTTTTTCTTCAAGGTAGATATGACATGCATTCCAGGCATTCCACAATTCTTCTCCAACCATATGATAGTAGACTGCATCGATAGACATTCCGCAATCATTATATCTTTTTTCATCGTACTTTGTCCAAGAAAAAGACGCACCAGGACGCGATATAGTTATTCCCGAAATATGTAACAATTCATGATTCGATTTAATTACAAATTCATCTGGATAAGCATGAAGCTTCCAGCGAATATCATCAAGCAATTTTTCTTTAGTTACAGTTGCCATTCTATATAATTCCCATTAATTTTATATCCCATCGCGACTGCCCAATCATATATCTGAGGCAATACTTCTTTGTAATGATCTGGTATCTTGCACCGTGTTGTACCAGAGCGTGACCAGTTAATGATAGCATCATTCAAATAATAAACAGCTTCGGCTAATGTCTTTTGTTGTTGCTGCTTATTCATTATCTTTCTTCCTGTTATCTGTTCTATCTAATTTCCCGCTGCCGTTACATCTACGGCAGATTTTAGAATACACTGCACCCCAATCTTTTATCTCTTCCATGCCGGAACCCTTACACACCGGGCATAGTTTTTTAGACATGGTACTCCTGTATTGTTCGGCAACATTTACAAATTGAGCAATGCATCTTACGAATACGAAAGGGGTGATGGCCAAAGAAACACAGAAGTCGCAACATTAAAATATAGCCCCATATGGACCATCCATATCGCCTTGATATCTGCTCTCAAAGACATCTTGCGCCGTATCTTTACGATCATAATTCTGTTTTTGCGGTTTACTATTAAAGGGAATTTCCCGGCAATCACATCCACTACGAGTAGCTTCAATAGCGCGCCTTACAAGTTTCTCACACATAGTAAATCGTGTTGTGTTCTTATGCAGCCACAGAAGATAATTAGGATCAAGATTGAGCATTTCTCGAATGGTTTTACCTTTATGCCGCCCGAATGGCAGTATTTGCCAAATATCTGTTACGAACATATTACCCCTCGTAAATTCCGCGATGTGTTTGCGAAATCACCATCATTACGTATCATTTACATTCTCCAAATCAATGTGCTTGCCTAAAAGATCAATACAATGCTGATCGTCCAAGTTTTTTAGGTCTTCGTCCAAAAATATTGTAGATACGTCAGCAAAAAATTCAAGTTCTCGTTGCATATGGATTGCTTTCTTTAATGCATCACGATCAAGTCCTATTAACACTTTTTTATACTTTCTAAGTTTTCCAATACCAGATTGTGCCAAAGTTGTTCCGAGTAGAGCGATGCCTGTTACCCATTTTGAAATTCGTACTGCGGATGCACAATCCTCGACTACTATAGCGTGGTCCTTGTTTCCGCAAACTAACAGGTGATTTTGATGCCCGTATTTGTACCATTTAGGTTGCACTCCCTTAGATAAAGCTCGACCAGTTGCGTTAACTAATTTCCCATTTTCATAAATCAAAAATACTGCTCGATCCTGTTTAGGATCGTATCTTACTTGTATTTTACCTTCGACTGTTGCCTCAAAACAATAAACCGATTGAAGATATCTACGAACTTCTTCTCGATTAAGTCCCGGTAAGAAGTAGTCTGGTAGAACATATTGTTGCTTTTCTTGTTGTTCATTACTTCTGCGGCTGTAGATATCTTCAATCGTTAGTTTCTGGCGCTGTCTTCCCTTTAAGCTACAAGTAGCTCCGAAACAATTATATGCTATATCAGAACCATTTTTATAAATAGCTAAAGATTTATGACGGCCACATACGGGGCAGTCAAACCTTACTTGGTCTGGATTATTATCCAGTAAATCTTGTACTAAATTAAAGTTGTTCTGGTATGACATTTAAAACTGCAAATTCACCATGTAGCTCTGAAGCCTTCTCATTGTAAGCCCTAGCCGCATCAATTAAATTTTTAAAATAACCCAAATAATGTCGTTTTCCCTCAAAAGATATCTTAGCTAAAAATCCTTTTTTATTCTTTTCGCAGCCACGAAATCCTGTTTGTGTAATCTTTTTTACAATACGATTAGTATTATTTTGGGAGTTTGTTGCAGATCGTAAATTCTCTTTTTGGTTATTTAAACTATTTCCGTCTTTATGATCAACTCCTTTAAATCCTAAAATTACATTATGCATCATAATTTTTGTTTTTGTCCCATCAGTAAGTCTAATTTCTCGTCTGGCATAGTACTTAGGAACCTTGCAGCATATAACTTTCTCGGCATACCATCTATATTGATTTAGGTATTCATAATCTTCATCATCAACTAAAGCTACTTTCCCTTTTGATAATTTAATTTCTTTCAATTTTTATAATTTTCCTGTGCTAGATATATGACCCTGGAGTGAAAACAGTTATCTTAAGATGGTTATTAAAATTGAAATTTCAAGAGGTATAGGTGTGTTATTTTTACTTAACTGGTATGCGCCTCTTTTCAACATCGGGTACACTAAAATAATCTGTATTACCCGCACTATCTTCAAAATATACACGACATACACCCGAAGCAAACGTTACATGAATAGTTCGTTTAAGTTTCGGATGAGAACGTCTGTATGCCATCATAATTACATTCTGAAGTTTCGGCAAATTTGATATTTTAGTTATATATTGCGGTTTCGTAGCAATAATCTTTTCCGGCTCTTTTGGAGGAACAGTAATTATTACCGTATCTCCATTTGACGTATTTGTAAAAGTAAAAGCCATAATTATTTCTCCAACTTTGCACGAATGTCTTCATCTGAAATCAATTCTTGTACTGTCTTTGGCGTTGCTCCAGTGGATGAAACCCTAATTTGATATTCAACTATAGCACTTTGAAATGTAGCTTCATCTGGAAAATCCTCTCGTTGCGGCGATCTATTATCATTAGCTAAGTTACAGTTACACTGAGATTTAACATAATAACAATTTTCACAATACTGTTCTCCGAGCATTTCCTCTACAGTAGTCTGCTCATCTTTCTCAAATCCACCATTTGGATCGTTAGAAAATTGATCATTATTTCCGCCAAATGTTTGCTCGACCCATTCCGCAATATCTTCTTTATTGAAGCCTTTACTGACCAAAAACGAATAGATTGATACAAGGTCCTCCTGCAAACTGTCCATACGCTTTGCCATATCAAACAGAATGCTAACTTTAGTGAATACTGACTTTGCATCGATGTCCAAATACGACTCAATAATACGTCGCATACCCTCAACAGAAGCTTCTTCGATCAATCCAGTCATAGGGTCCCATTTCGGGCACATCATTAGCGACGTCGCCGACGTGACTTGTGATGGCGCGAACGGGCTTTGCGAGCGAAAGGTGGTGTTAGTACCATATTGCCCCCCACAGTAAGTCGAGGCTTGATACGTAGGGCGGGCCTGGGGGTCCCTATATGTGCCAAGTTTATCCCATTCAACTTTCAAAACTGCGGGAAGGAAAATACTTGCCAACCACACATAATCCGTGTGTTCTTTATCTGTATGCTGATTAAAATAGCCCACAGATAGATTAGTGCATTCAGGAATAATATCCATATATTCTGCACTATCTGTATAAACTCCCTGAACATCCCCATTAAACCAGGACATTTGAGGAATATGAGCATTCAATGCTTTGGCAAGTTCATCTGTAAATTCTTTTGAGCTTGTATTTCCTCTGCGTTGCTTGGAGATAACGTCCTTGTATCCTGCACGATCAAATGCAATACACCGCTTCACAGGAGCTAAAGTTCCCTCATTCTTAGTCCCCGTGAAATAGTCCTTATATTCTTTTGCAAGATACTCAGAACCTTTACAGCCCCTTTCTTCCCCGACATGGAATACATAAAGTCCCTTAACTCCTGCTTCCATAAGCTTACACATAATATAACAGCCGATCTTATCGTCGGCTCCTAATACAGCAGGTGAGGCATTATTGTGTGTATGCTTTGCCCAAAAACGCAAATCTGTGGCTTTATTGGGGCCATTAAGAGAGCGCTCTTCGACTTTACATAGAATTTTATCTTTATTCTTCTTAGTGAAATCGAAATCTAATTCGTAATTATAGATTTTTTCTTTCTTAAGAGCCTCGGCAAAATCAATTTCTGTAGCAGGATTTTCATAATCATACATAGTGTATAAGCGCTGATTACGTCCTGCATAAATAAATCCCTCTCCTGGGTCCTTACAATCCTTAGTTGTAAAATACAAGTTAATAATTCCCGGAGTGCCCTGACAGGTATCCATATGGGCACTGAACATGGTTGTATGAGTTTCATCGGTTCTCAAATCGATGATAAGGTTCTTCTCTTTCTCGCTAAACCATACAAATTCAGTGTTATCAATATCCACACCACACTTCTTTGCCCACTCCAGAATGATTTTGGCTACAGGCTCCTCATCTGGATAGGGAGTAGCATTACGCAGAAGATTAAAAAGCAGCGGATCAATTTTAGGATTTTTCGTAGTCAGGAGAACCATATCATCAAAGGAAGGACGATTTGATCCGTTTATCCGATAAACCATTTTACATTCTCCATATTATAAACTAAAATTAAGCTGCTACTTCTTGATCTTCATTCAGACGGGAATAGGCACTCAGGGGAATTGCGCCTCGAATTTTATTCGAGATAGTAGGATTGGATTTATCCGCAGCATAGGAAATCTTTCGTCCTCTAAACGTCTCTTCTGCAATAGGATACCCATAGCGATTATCGATTTCTGCATGAAAATCTTCTGGAATTTCGCCAATGATACGAATACCCTCGTGCTTACTCCAATCAACTTCCATATACTTCTTGGCCTCAACCTTAAGTCTACCCTCCAATAAAATCTTATTCATGCCAAACACACGATTGGCCATTTCAGCATACTCCGAACCACTTGTTCTATAATCCGCAATTGCATAGCCGCCAGTGGTGAGTGTAACCTCTTCCGAACGAACACAGGGATCAGGCTCATACGGAACACCGCCGCGCTCTTTACACGCCATTTCAGTTGTGTAGAAATTGCCAGAAATGCCATCATAATATGCATCAGATTGATTCATAATTACTCGTGTACTATCGCCAACAATTGCAATACACTTGTTCAATGAAGCAAGGCAACCTGGGCCACAATACTTATGTCCTGTGTCTCGTTCTGCATATTGGAGGTACTTATTCGTACGATTTATAGGGGCACCACAATGGTGACAAGTGTGTGTACCTAGTTGACTGCTTGAAATGTAGCCAGCAGTAATACCCGTGTAACTTGGAAACTCACGATAAGCAATCTTCTTACCGTCTACAATCGTGTAGCCGCTACCATCATAGCAATTAGCGGTAAATTCATGCGTCTTTTCATCAAAGGTGAAATTAACACCCCCACGAAGATTGTCCATATACGGAAATGGAACTACCCAATCCGATCCCATTTGTACTCCGGGAATTTTAAATGTGCATTCACGGGCAAACATTCCTGAGAAACCATCGCGAGAAGTGCCACCATCATCTGGAAGACTACGAATACCCTTTTCTTCAAGGGCATTCTTCAGTGCAGTAGCAGCACGGCCATCTGTACCATAGATGCGGCCATAATATTCCTGCTTATTTTCCTTTGTGTAAAGGAACACACGAGCAGTAACAGCACCTTTTGCCTTTGTCTTGGTGTAACATCCGCGAACATAGGGGTGATATGCAAAGAAATCACAGGGATGGCGACCATGATTTGTCATCGATCCCCAGGCGCGCTCCTTGCCAACAGCAGACATACACGAGGATGGGCCGCTGGAATACATATAAAGAACTTGTTCAGGCGTCTCTGCAAAGTGCAATTCAAGAGGCTGACGAAGTTCCTCGAATGCTGCTGCAACTTGCTTAATGCCAGCATCATTCATATTGTGGCGCGTTTTGGCGTCTGTATAACGCATCAGTGCGCGCTCAATGGGCATATCTTCATAGCGCTTGAGACGGCTTCGACCACGAGCAATGGGTACCCATGCTTTCTGCTGTGCAGGCTTACTCATATCTTCATTGATGCGCTTGAGAAGTGCCTCGACAACACTATATTGATGATAGGGACATGCGCCCGTCAATGCTTCTCCTGTATGCCCAGGAGTGATTTCAAAATTCGTAAACACACGCAGCTTGCCGGGTTCATTAGGAGTAAGGGCGTACATGTGTGTGAAATTAATAGCACCGCCAACTGATCGGAACAGAGCCTCAGCCTTCATATATTCAGTAGAAAGAATTCGCACAAGACGACACACAGAATGCGACATTTCGTGCTGTGCGAACTCCTTAAATGTTCCAACTACGCTATCATATGCATCTTCAAATTGATCCCGAGAATTTTCAAGAAGCTGCTGGATATCTTTCCATGTAGCTTTTGGAGAATAATACGGCAGATGCTTGCGGTATCCAGTAAGACCCTTTGCCATAGTTTATTTACCCTTCTTAAATACGTAAATCACTTTATTTACAACATCGATCAAGAAAAAGTGTTTGATCTCTCTGTTTGAGTCTCGCCAAGCTCTATAAGCATCGGCATCTTGAAATGTTCTTATTAATTTTTTATTCATCCAAGAGAAGAGGGCTCTAATGTCCCCCTGTATTCCCTGGCCTTATTAGGCAGCCATAGCCATGTCAATGGCGATATCGCCAACCTTCTTGACACGACCGTTCAGCTTCGTGCCAATCGCCAGACGACGAGTGTTCAGGTCCCAAGAAAGAACCTTAGTGTCGTCCGCAACCGCACCAAGATGCATGAACAGAGCAGGCTTGCCAGTGCGCTTGGCCTGCTTGGAGTTCGGCACCTGGAACACATCACCAGGAGTCAGCGAAGAACGGCTGACCTCACGATGATCACGAGCAGCAGCCAGCTTGGCCTCCACCGTGAAAGTGCCCAAAAGCTGCACAGGCTTGGAGCCATTGCTACCGCCACTGAGCGAACCCTTCTTATCGCCGTCAACTGCGACGGAGAAATAACGGCCCAGATTATCGCCGAAACCAAGGTTCGCAAAGATAGCGCCAGTCGGCTTGCCATAGCGATCCAGGTAACGGAACAGCGCGTTAACCGGAACGCTGTGACGAGTAGCAGTCGGAACCTTGCCAGTGGACTTCTGAAAAACTGAAATACCCATGATATAACTCTCTCTTTTCTCTGTTTGAAATATATCTACCCAAGAAAAATAACCAGACGTTACTGATTACGCTAACAACATATTATATTTACTTTGCAAAGTCAAGTTAGCCTTTGGAAATTTCCGTGTTTTGTCGAGTAATATACCTCCTTTATTCCAGCTTCTGAGATCATAGCTTGGCACACTGAGCAAGGTTTCGCTAACGCTAATGTGTGGTCCTTCTTCGTGCGAGCTATGTATAGTTTCAATCCTTTTTGCCGTCTAAGAAATCCAATTCCGCACGCAAGGATCGCCGCTTGTTCTGCGTGTAGGAATGGATAGGGCGTAAATTTAATAAGTTGCGGATGAGTTTTGTAAGAATTAAATCGGGCGGCAATAATCGCTTTACGCGATACAATGACTGCACCACACTTAAACGCATTTCGATTTCGCCCTCTATTTATTCCTGGTCCTGATAGTGCTACAGCTTTAGCTGCCAATTCAAATCTATTAAGCCGCCGCTCGCAAATCTTCCAACCTGTATGATCCATAATTATCTTCTATATTATATTTACTCAATTCCTCAAATGTTGGAATTGGCACGCTTCCCTTTTTCGTATATTTAAGAGCGTTACGCAGCATCCGCCGATCACTTCTTATATAGGAACGCATGAGTCTGACAACTTCTTTGTAGTTATCCGGCGTAGCTCTCCTAATAAGGGCATTAAGATGCGTCTCCTTATTCATCATATTATTTAAATAATCTTGCATCCATTCAGGATCAACTGATCGTAAATCCCTAACAGAAGTAGAAGTTAAACGAACTGCCACTCCGCTATAACCATTTGTGATACGGAGTACTCGATACCATGAATTTCCGACATAGCTATGAATGTAGCCATATTCGCTCCATCTACGCACTGCATCCCCTGGCTTATACTTTAATTTACCCATTTATTATCCTGGAGGAAACCCCGTTGGTCCCAAATTGGAGGTTACAACAAACACTCCATTTACATTGTGTACTTCACATTTGATATTCTTATATCCCTTGCCCTTCCAATAATTCGTGATATTGGTTTTGCAACGGAAAGCTACAGACTGATTGGTGAGATTTTCAAGGTCCATTTATATCCCCTAGATTTGACTGGTTTAAAACAGCGATTTCAATATAGCACAGAGGGACGCCCCACAATGCCAGCACGAAAACCATCCTGATCCCATAGAATGTTGACCACATTCGTGGCATTTTATCCACTGATCCATTACGCTGCCACTTTCATTCGAGCTAGAAACTTCTTCTGAACAGAATCTAGCTTTGCCATATCCATCTGTGCGTTACTACTACGCATCTTGCCGTGAGTAAGGAATAGCTCCTTAGCTTGATCAATACTGAGCGTATAGCTATCCTTATCATCATTTCTTGGAGCCCATCCTAGACGAAGCAAAAATGCAAACATAGCTTCCGGCAGATACCCCTGATCTCTGAACCAAAGAGCGCTTGCAGCACCTTCTCGTTTAGATAATTTCTTTCCGTCTTTAAATATCAGCCCCACATGGGCAAAAGCAGGCCGAAACTTATTAAGATTATAACACGCATTAAGAGCCCACCAAATAGCGAGTTGTTTGGCTGTGTTCGTAATATGATCGACACCCCTAATAACGTAAGATATATCGGTATCCCAATCGTCAAAAGTAGAAGTAAACTGATAGATTGGTGCATTCCCATGTTCATCACCTTTAAGGAGAATTGTACGACCGTGAATTTGTTCTATGTTCGTATCTGTGATTTTAATTTCACCGGCAATACTATCATGCCATGCTCGTGGAATTTCATCATTCCAAAGAAGCGCAATGGCACCATTATCTAGGCGAACTGCAAGTCCGGCTTCCAGAAGTTTATGGGCAGCTTCTTTGTAAATATCGGTACGGGAACTTTGGCGGAATGTATCATCCCATTGTAGGCCAAGCCACTGTAGAGCATCATAGATTGGCTGTACGGCTTCTTCATTATTTCTATTCGTGTCTGTGTCATCGATACGAAGGGTGAATTGGCCACCTGTCTGTTTGGCAGCTAGATAATTGAATAATGCAGTACGAATTGTGCCGATATGGGCAAAACCAGTAGGTGACGGCGCAATGCGAGTATGATAAGGGATCATATTTTAATTCCTAATGTTGCAAGTTTCTCACGAACAAATAATTCTAAAGAACTACCTAAAAATTGCCAAGTAGCCGAGTTATTTTCAATGCTTTCAAAATTATGGGAACTATCACAGTCCTCGGTTTCGATTCCATCATCAAATTCATAATCGGGAATTGCTGTCCAATGTATATGGTAGACTCCCTCATCAATGGAAGTGATTGTGGCTATAAATCCAGGCTCATAACAATGAGTAAACTTATCCCCTACTTTATATTTAGCCATTTATTGTAATCCCCATAGAGGATAATTTATTACGGACAAATTCCTTAAGTGCATCCACAACTATTAATTCTGCATCCAAGTCTTTTCTGGTCCAGCATACTCTAACTTTCTCTCGATTATTATCCTTATATGTCCACTCCATAACAATTTCATTCCCACCAAAACGAGTGCCGAGTTCTAATATTGTTATGAAATCTTCATACATATATCTGTCTTGAGGATTTTTAAATCTTAATTTCTGGCCCACATAATAGTTCATTTTTATCTCACAATTAATTGGCGACGCCTACAGGTTTCGAACCTGTGTTGTTAGAAATTACAGCAAAACGCACAAATTTCTACTGTCCTAAGCCTCTAGACGAAGGCGTCATAGCCGATTAAGCCGCTATATCGCGCTCAAATCGTTCTGCAATTTTTGCGATTGTTCGACGGGGAACTTTGTGGATGGAATGTTGGAAACATTGTTCAATATCAAAGATATCACCATCTGGATATTGAATTTCCAACTCATAGCCGAACTTTTCAGCTAGTCGGCGGTAGCTTTGAATATGCTTTTCAGATTGATGAATGCCGTCAGCGATAATTGTCTCTGTGCCGCCCGACATAAGAGCAGTGATTTTTCCCTCAACATATCCATACGCACGGCTAATTTCCGTGTCCTTAAATCGATACTCGCCGTCTACAGTGAAATAATCATCAACCGAAACGACTGTCCCTTTGTACTCTGTTGCAATCTCGTGAGCCTTCTTTGACTTGCCACTACCGGGCAATCCACGAATTACTACAAGCTTTGCCATTTTCTTACTCCCGATTACTAGGCCATTAACTGCTTACTTATTTCAGCGACATGTTTCGCTCATTGTTCATATAATATAACATATTTATTTGCTTAAGTCAAAGTCACCTTAATTCCTTTTTCCTCTAATTTCCGCTGTACAAAGGATTTTAAAGTGTTTATAGGCGTGGTGTATGTATCAAAAGATATCTCCTGCCAATACGTGCTTCCTCCACTTTTATTATGATCTACATAGGTAAACTCATATAATATTCGTTCTGGTCGGGCTAACTCTGTTGATATTATAGTAAATATCCACCCTTCAAATGGCCCTCCAGTATTTCCCTTAAATTGATCCCCCACTTTGTATTTAGCCATTTATTTTAATCCCTAAAGATTCCAGCTTTCTGGCTACAAATGTTTCAAGAACTTGGGTGCGCTCCAATTCGTCTTTTATATCGTCCTCAATAAAGGACATTTGAACTTTACGCCCTCTGTAATCATAATTAAAATAATATGCAGTATATTCTGTCGTTCCAATTATATTGTCATCTTCATCGTAATCATGTTCTTCATTTGTAGCAGAATTTGTAAATTCAAATACATAATTTCGCACTAAATCAAGTTCTTCAGCGGTCAGCCATTCCAAACTACGGATATGTTCTTCTTTGTACTTAAACTTATCCCCTGTAGTGAGCATCATGATGTATATCCAAGTTCGGCTAATTTTGCTTTAACAAAAGATGCTAATGGATTTGTATAGTCGTAGTTGGAATCAATCCAATGAAAAAATTCTAGCCGCTCTCTGCCATAATCATAAGCCGCACTCCGTCCAAGTGTAAGTTGTTTAGTTCTATAGCCAGCTGACTCAATAGCTAATATCTTTCTGATATTGGAATATTCTTTGTGTTTAAGAATATCCCCGACTTTAAACTTTGCCATAGCCAAGACTTTCTAATTTCCCCCTTACGAAAGCTTCTAATGGACTATGCAAAGAATAATCCCTTTCGCAAGTTTCGTATCTGAGGGTAAAATCTTCACCCTTACTATCAGGAGAAATTCTTTTAAGTCTATAAGCAGGACTTCCAGCCCAACTTGTTACAAGTCCTATGACCTCCCGTACTCTTACTTTTACACCGTCCTCTGCCCAATCTGGATTAGGACGCGATATAACATCCCCAATTTTAAACTTAGGCATAATTACACCTTAATGAGAATATAGTTCACCTTCAAGCCTAATCTTAGTTCGTGCATCTTTCTGATGCTGCTCTAGAATTTCAGACAGGCGGCGCTTTGATTGCTGCTCTGCTCGTGTCTGTTCATCATCTGTGAAATCTTGAAGGAAGCAGTACCAGAAGGTATCCATGTAGTTCAAAGTTTTATTCCCATTGTTAAGAGTTTGTCTTTAACATATTTATCTAACTTAGATTGACAGATTTCG